TGTTCTTGTTGACGAAAACTACAAATCAGGAACCATCCCTACACAAATATCTCTGGAATGGGGATGGATTAACCAGTGGTATCAAGGAACTAAGATTGGTCCAGACATCTATCACATCAAACCTTTAAAAATCCTTAACTATTGCCCTATTATAGGCACTACGTATGAGGTGAAGAACACAGAAGCCAAATCACTAGTGGATTTGATGAAGCCATTTCAAGTGTTGTATAACATTTGTATGAATCAGCTTTATAAGTTGCTAGAAAAAGAAATTGGTAATGTGGCTTCTGTAAACATTAGACGTGTCCCTAGATTAAAAGATGGTGATGACCAAGATTCATTGGACATCTGGGAAATGGAAGCAAGAGAGCGTGGTATTATATTTGATGACGATAGCCCAGAGAATACAAAAGCTGCTGTATCTAACACCACCATTGCGAGAAACATAGACCTTACAAGAACTAACGAAATTCAATCTAGATATAACCTTGCTCTACAACTAAAGAACGAATGTTGGGAATTGATAGGCATCTCTAGACAGCGTTTAGGAAGCGTACAAGCGAGCGAATCTGCCACAGGTGTCAACACAGCTGTCAGTCAATCATATGCCCAGACAGAGCCCTTATTCATCGCACACGAGTATGTATTAGGTCAGCTATATCAGGCTATTGTAGATGCTGCACAATATGTAGAGAGTGCTAAGCCTTTGTCTACACTATCATATATTACATCAGAAGGAGAATCTGCATTTATACAAGTGAATGGTAATGATTTGAAGCTTCGTGATCTTAAAGTGTTTGTAACTAACAGACCAGAAGATACACAAATGTTTAATGAGCTTCGTCAGCTATCTCAGGCTGTCATTCAGAATGGTGGCACACTATATGATGTAATAGAATTGTATTCTACTAAGTCTATGAGAGAAATGAAGAAGACATTCAAAACTCTCAAGGATCGTCAGCAACAGTTGCAAGATCAGCAGATGCAAATGCAACAACAACAGCTTGAACAACAGCAACAAATTGCAACTTCTCAACTACAGGCTCAGCAACAACAGCAGCAAGAAACATTGGCTAATCAAAACTACCAGCAAGAACTTGATAGAATTAATAAGAAAGAAATCGCCCTTATTAATGCTGCTGCGAGAGGTGAGGGGGCAACACAAGATGCTGATGAGTCAGGAACTGCTGATATACTAGAGATATCAAATCTATCTATGCAGCAGTCTAAAGCATCTCAAGACTATCAACTAAAGATGCAGGACATTCAATCTAAGAACAATCAATCTATGCAGAAGATGCAACTTGAAAAAGAAAAACTGAATGTTGCTAGAGAGAATATGAAAAACGATGTTGAAGTGGCTAAAATAAATGCTGCTAATAGAGCATCAAAAAACAATAAGAAATAAAAAATAGGAGGAAAAGTATAGTTAATGCTATACGTGTCAAAAAAACAACAATTTTGATTATTCCTTATTTGATTATTTTATAAACGAAAGTACATTTATATCAATAAACCAATCAAATAATTAACTACATATATGGCAGACAACCTAGACACTCCGTCATTTGGTAACTTCGGTATTGAAGATACTATGGAGATGGGAGTAGGTAACACACAGCTGTTGGATGACTTGTTTTCTCCAGAAACTTCTACGGGAGATCCTGATAAACTGGAAACAATCGTAAAGACAGCAGATGAACCACAAGCTCCCAAAAAACCAGAAGTATCAAAAGGTAAAGAAGTTGTCCAAAAGCTAGATGGTGAGGAAACAAATTCTCAAGACGTTCTAAGAAACTTTCTCGGGGATGATGATGAGGAAGAAACTGAAGAGGATGTAGCAGCACCCACCCCAGCTAAAGCTAAGGCTGAAGAAGAAGAGGAGGAAGATGATGTTGCAGAATCCCCATTTGTTTCTCTATCGAAGGATCTCTTCAAACTTGGTGTTTTCACAAAGGATGATGATGAAGAGGATGCAGTTATTGAAACACCAGAACAATTCCTGGAGAAGTTCAATGCAGAGAAGAAAAAAGGTGCAATCGAGATTGTTGACAATTTCATTGGTCAGTTTGGAGAAGATTATCAAAAAGCGTTTGATGCCATATTTGTAAAGGGTGTAGATCCTAAAGATTATTTTGGCGTATATAACAATGTAGTGAACTTTGCCGAATTGGATTTGTCTATTGAAGACAACCAAGTTAGAGTGATTAAACAAGCCTTGACAGATCAAGGATTTGACACTGAAGATGTCACTACAGAGATTGAGAGACTTAGAAACTACGGTGATTTAGAAACAGTTGCTAGCAAGCATCATAAAGTGCTTGTTAAGAAGGAGGCAGCAAAGTTGCAACAAATGGAGCAACAATCTGAGCAGATACTTCAGCAGAAAGCAATGGTTCGAAATCAGTATATACAAAACGTTCAGTCTGTCCTTCAAGACAAATTGAAAACAAAGGAGTTTGATGGAATTCCATTAAACCCCAAATTGGCATCAGAACTACAAGACTTCCTTTTGGTAGATAAATACAAAACTCAGTCAGGGGAAACCCTTACAGATTTTGACAAAACTATCCTGGAGCTCAAGAGACCTGAGAATCACGCTTTGAAAGTTAAGGTGGGACTTCTTCTGAAAATCTTGGAAAAAGATCCTACACTATCTACCATACAAAGAACAGGGGTGACTAAGAAGTCAACTCAGTTATTTGAGGAAGTCGCTAGACAGACTAGTAAAAAACCTAGTTCTGGTGGCAATCCTGGAAAAGCGAACTCATGGTTCTTATAAATTAAATAAAACAAAGTCAACAAAAAAATGGCAATTCAAACAATCCCAGGTTTAACTGGCTTTACCTATGCCCGTGTTGCGTCAATGGACAAACGTGCTGTAGGAAAGCTAACTGATTCAAATCACTTGGAGTCGTTTCACTCCACTGAGCCAGCTGATTATGACAAGAAGATCATCTCCTTGTACACTCAGAGCTCATTGTACAGCAACGACTTCCTTGATATGATCAACAAGTCCACTCCTTACTACATCGACAACAACAGCGATTCTTGGAAGTGGGACGTTCAAGTTCCTTACAAATTCCCTAAAATCATTGACATCCCTAGCTCCACTGCTGAGTTGAGCAAGCCAGGTATCGATGGTCAGGAGTTTCAGGTGGTATTGGACACTAACGAATTCTCTAAGAACGCTATCGTTTCTGTAGGTTCTCGTCAGTATGGTCCAAGATGGTATGCTGTAAAAGATCCAGTTCCGTGGAATGCAGGTTTCCTTTACACCTTCACATTGGTGTCTGACAACCCAATCCTAGACTTTGTAAGCCCTACCTTCTTGCAAATTGGTATCGAACTAGAACTAGTTGATGCTGCAATTGGTGAATTTGATCAGGACCTTCTTGGTTTACCAAGACTTGGTGAGAAAATCACTATGTTCGAATCTCTTGGTTCTGGATATGGTTTTGAGCACCAAGTTACTGCATGGGCTGATGACAAGACTATGCGTGATGCTTCTGGCAAACCTCTTGATATCTTGGTGTACGCTCCTCAGCGTAGAAACCAACTTCCTCTAACTCGTAATGATGTTAAGTGGGAGCCATTCGTAGAATTCATGTTGAGAAAAGCAATGCTTGAGCTTAAGGTGAAGCGAATGATCTGGTCTAAGCCAGGTACTGTAAAAACTAATGGATCTAAGCAAGAATTGAAGCGTGTATCTGCTGGTGTTTACCACAGAATGCGTAACAATGGTAACTTGGTACAATACAACCGTGGAGAATTCTCCGCTAACCTTATCCGTTCCGTGTTTGGAGACTTGTTCTACAGACGTGTGGATGTTAAGGACAGACGAGTGAAAATGTACACTAACGAAGCTGGCTTTGACGTGTTCCAGCAGGCTTTGAAAGCTGATGCATTGAACTCTGGCCTTACCTTCATGGCTGATTCTGGAAACAGATACATGCAAGGAGAAGGACAACACATCACTTACAACTTTGCATTCGATGCAATGGTTACTCGTGAAACTGGTCGTGTGGAATTGATCCACTTGAAAGAACTTGATCTTCCTCAATCCAACTTGGAATTTGGTCAGAACAAGAAGTCAACTCCAGTATTCATGGTATTTGATGTGTCTCCAATGTCTGATGGCTCTATGGTGAACAACATTCGTGAAGTGAGAATGAAAGGTGCTCCTTCTATGACTTGGGGTTATATCGATGGACGTAGACACCACCTTGGCTTTGCTAAGTCTCAGGGTATGTCTTCTGCCAACAAATTCCCAGGCTACGAAATCTGGATGCAAGATCGTTGCGATGTATTCATCGAAGACTTGTCACGAACTGTTCTAATCGAAGAAATTCCACAGTTCTAATATAAAATCTCCCCTCGTGTCAACCATGGGGGGAGTTTTATTCCTCTTTAAAACGGAGTGTGGGTCAGTGAGCCTAGCCATTTGATTGGCGCACTCCGCAAACAAACCAATAATAATCAAATAACTACGTAATGGGTAAATTAGGGAAAATCTCCACGATTAAGAAGGAGTACAACAGTGCTGGCATGCAAACCATGCAAGGAGGATTATCACAAAGAGGACTATCAAGAATTCCAGGAACTGGAGTTTTTAAATATCCTTACAAGGAACTTGATGGAAGATATAGAACAGGCTTAGATGCTGATGCTGCTTACATTAAAAGAATTGGTGATCCTACAGAGCGTGAGCTAGAAGTTGAACGTGTAACAGAACTAAGAGCGAAACTTGAAAGTGCTTTAGGAGGAATAGATCTTGGACCAAGAGCTCCTTTCTGGAACTATGGCTTATCAAAATCTGCTGACGATACTACTCACGTCCAAACTGTGAAACTTCTTGATGGTGATAACTACTTCGATTTAACAGTGCCTTTTCAAGAGCTTGCATTTTCTTGGTTGAGAGTTCATCCAACTGTTGCTAGTTCTTACCAAGCATGGGAAAGAGGTGACTATCCAGCAGATACACAATTCTACGTTGTAGATGATGATATCGAAAATGCTGTAATCTTCAAGAAGAAACAATTGATCAACAAGGCAATTTCCAAGTTCGATTCAATGTCTCCTGAGAAGAAAAGAAAAGTTGCAAGACTTCTAGGACTTCCAGTTACAGAAGATTCTAAAGAAGATTTTGTATACAATCAAGTGGATAATGTTCTCAAGCAGACTGAATTCAAGTCTGGTAAATACCAAGGATTGTCAACAATCGAAGTGTTTAACAGATTTGCAGACATGAAGGAAAATTTACTCCATATCAAAGATTTGGTTAAGCAAGCTATTGCACATTCAGTTTACAGAGTTAAGTCCAGTGGACGTATCTTTGAAGGTGAATTTGAAGTGGCAAAAGATGAGGATGAACTAGTTAAATTCTTGGCTAACGATGATAATCAGGACGAGCTAATCACCCTTGAACAAAAGTTGAAATCTAAGAAACTCGCTTCTGTATGATACCTGTAGATAGTTTATTATATAAAATTGATCAAAAACTAAATAAACTATCGACTAATGAACATCAGCAGATTCAACTCGAAGATAAAATCTTAGCCTTGAATGAGGCTCAGATAAAGCTTATCAAACAGAAGGTTGATGGATTTAGTGTTGTAAGTGGACTTGGTCTTGACTCTTTTAAAAAGCGTTACGAAGACTTGCAAAGACTTGTAATTAATTACAATCGTGGCAAGTTGGACCTATACATTAAGAATGAAACATTAAATCAATGGTCAGCTGACATTGATCTGCTTGATCCAAAGTACATGTTCTACATTGACAGTTATATTTTAGCTGACAAGGGAGTGTGCAAGGATCGACAAATTTGGATAAACAAAGACTTGGCAAAACATGGTGATTTGCAGTTCTTATTGAACAACGTTCACTACAAGCCATCTTTCGAATATCAAGAGACATTTAATTTCATCTCCTCAGATGAAATTAGTATATTCACAGACGGAACATTCACTCCCACTGCGATATACATCTCTTATATGAGATATCCAATCTACATTGATAAGACAGGCTATATCAGGTTTGACGGCCAACCATCTACGGATGTTAACTGTGAACTTGAAGAATACCTAGAGGATGAGTTGGTTGATCTAACAGTCCAAAACCTTGCAATGTATACAGAGAATGCTTCTGCGGTACAAAGTGCCCAGTTCAGAATACAGACAAACGAATAAATAAACTTAACAAACAAACAAAAAAATGGCTGATTTCTCGTTAACCACCCTTTTTGTAGTTCCAGTAGGGCAAGTTTCGCTCCCTAGTGCTGGTTCTACTCAGGATCTAACCGCTGGTCAAGTTGGTTTCTTCAGAAACGATTACAGTGTGGCTACAGCTGGCAACATCGCTGCTGCTCCATACTTCTATGTAGCTCAAGGTAGACAAAACACCTACCTACAAGGCTCTAAGCGTTCTGATAAAATCAAGGGTTGCCCTTCTGGCTCTGGTTGCTCATCTAACGTAACTGAATGGTACAAAGTATCAGGTTGCGGTACTCCTGCTGTCCAAATTACCGATGTAGGTAACTGGAACGTACAGTGTGGAGAAGTTGTGACTCTTACTCTAAGAGCTCATTCTAGTTATCTTGACACCTTGTACTTCAACGGTTTCACCCGTTCAGTAACTGTACAAGCTCCTTGCTGCGATTGTGGTGCTGATCCTTGCGCTGACGTTAACGTTCCTGCGTTGATCGATCAGTTCATCTTCCAACTAAACCTTGCAGCTCCTGGTAACAACCCTGACAACATCACATTGTCTGATTTCTACACATTCCAAAGAATTGGTAACAATGCTAGTGCTGTTCTTCGTATCTCTGGTAAGCCTCTTACCAAATATGGCCAGCCTTGCGATATTGCTGCATTCCCTTGGGAATATGACAGAATGTGGTTCCGTACCTTCGTATACCAAGGTCCTGCTACCACTGCTGACTTCATTGTAGCTGATAACTGCGATATCGTTGCTAACCCTGTTGTTGTACAGAGATCTTCTTACCCAACTGGTACTGCTGATGAAATTATCCAACTTGAGAAAAATTTCTACAGCTATCAGGCAGGTTACTTGAAGCACTTGTACAGAATGAATGGATACAACGAGAACTTTGAGTCTTATGTAACTAGCGGTACTATTTACAATACCTACTACATTAAGTTCAACCAGTTCGACCGTTCTGCTTATCAGTGGGGTGATTATATCTATGAGGATAGCATGGTAATTGTTGCTGTTCCTAACGCTGCCACTCCAGGTAACGCTGGTATTTCTACTGCTGTTGAAGCTGTTCTTGAAGCTGCTCTTGGTACTGTACTTGATAACAATGCTTGTATCACTACAACTACCACCACAACTTCTACACCTCCAACAACTACTACCACTACTAGCACTTTGATTCCTTAATAGTAGGTACGTTAAAATTTGTATAACCTATGCCAGAGGGTGAGAGGATTAGTTCTCAAAGTCCTCTGGCATTTTCTTTATAACTCACATGTCAACTCTGAAACTAGACATTCTCGTAGTTCCAACATACAACACGCTAACACTAGCCGTTGCTGATGCTTCTATCTACCCAACTACTCCACCAAATGTCTCATCTCCATCTATTGAGATAAATGTTCCAAACTTTGGAATAGTAAATCTTCCATTTAAAGTGAATGATTTGAATGTCTTTACCACCTCGAACTTGGGAATCACACCACTTGGTAATGATCCTCTTCCTGATGGTATCTACTATCTTAAGTATTCAGTGGCACCAGCAAACGTAAATTTCGTTAAGAGAACAATCATGCGTACTGAGAGACTTCAAGAAAAGTTTGATGGAGCATTCATGAAGCTTGACATGATGGAGTGCGACAGAGCGATTAAGACACAATCTAAGGTGGAACTTACAACTATATCATTCTTTATCAATGGAGCTATAGCAGCTGCAAATAATTGTGCAGCAGTTGAAGCAAATAGGTTGTATCTTCAAGCTGATAAAATGCTAGACAACTTCCTAAGAAACAACTGTGGATGTTCAGGAAATAATTACGCAACCGTAACAACTTATTATTAATATGGCAAAGTGTTCAAGCTGTGGTGCAAGTGTAGGATGTGGATGCAACCTTAAAAATGGAATGTGTGCATATTGTGCAGACAAGAAAAAAGAATCAATCACAGTGCAACCACCCGTCCCTCAAAATCAATAGACATGTTACAACCTAGATTAACTTCCTGTTCCGAATGTGGTGAAATCCCTGATTTGCTGGCTGATATAGAGTGCAAGATTACAGAGGTAGCAAAGAATCTCTACAACAACACTGTGTTTGCACTCAACATGCCAGTTCCATACACCACTATGATAGATCTTCTCAATTACAGAAGAATCTTGACATATAAGTATTGTAACCCAGATTACGCTAAACAGTATAGCGTTTGTCAAATAGCTAGTAAAGTGAAACTTCTAAAATATAAATAAATGAGCTGCTCTAATTGCTTTAATGGATGCACTGAAATCATATCTGATCAGTGCGTAAGATATACAGGATACGGTATTCCTGCCCTTGGTATTTCCAATGGGGACACACTTGCTTTTGTTGAATTACAAATCGCAACATTCATAATAGATCTGTCTACTGGTAATGGCATTATTCCTGTCATTAAACCAGCTGATCTCTGCCCATTGGTGAGTGGTTTTCTTCCAGTGTCTGGTGAAGTAACTCTTAACGATGTTATCTCAGCACTGATAAAGTCAATTTGCAGTTTAAAAACCAGTGTCACTGCAATTGAATCAACCCTCACCACCCTTAATGCCGATTACACAATTGGATGTTTAACAGGTGTAACAGCATCGTCTGATACACATGCTATTCTTCAGGCAGCTATTAACAAGCTCTGTTCAACAGCTACTGATTTAACAGTATTAGCAGCTAATGTTAACACAAACTATGTTAAACTTGCTGATTTGAATTCGCTTATCCAAGCCTATTTGAATAGCATTGCGCCATCTAGCTTGTACAAGAACAAAATGGTACCATACATTGCGTATGAATACTATGGACCTCTTACAGGCTTTGATGTTACAGGAGCGGGTAGTGGTTTGTTTGCAAACGTGTATTTGTGTAACGGAAGCAATGGTACACCAGATAAGAGAGGACGTGTTGCTGTAGGAACTACAGATGGAAGTATGGCTGGAAGCATTCCAATGAGTTCTATTGTGAATCCTTCAACAGCAGGTAACCCAAGTTACGCACTAAATACTTTACAAGGTTTGAATAACGTCACTCTGACGGCCAATCAAATTCCTTCTCACACGCACGCAGCGACAGCTACATCTACTGCTGATCCACACAGTCACTTTATTGCTAAGAATAGCACTACCAACATTGGCGACTTGACTAACTCAAGCCCTCTTGCCACCGAGTTTGTTAGTGGTACAGACTACGCTTATAGACTTAAGAGTGCAGCAGGAAGCCATGACAGAGGACCAACTAACAATGCTACAGTGAATGTTACAACTAGTGTAACCGTTAGTTCTACAGGTGGAGGATTAAGTCACAGCAATATCCAACCTACAATTGGTGCTTATTATATAATGTTTATCCCATAAAACTATGCCATTTAATGCTAATTGCCCAGGATGTGGATCTTTAGGTCCATGTGGATGCAGCGGTGAACAATGTAAATTTGTACAATCTGGAGATGTTAAATACGTAGGTCCAAACCTAGCAGGAACAGGCATTCAAAGTTGCGACACTCTAACTACTGCATTGCAGAAGATTGATCTTGCTATTGCTCTAATAGAGCAGCAAATCTCTCCAACCCCACCTTCAACAACTACAACCAGTACGTCATCTGGCCCAACTACTAGTACAACCAGCACTACAAGTACAACAACCTCAAGACCTAGTTTCTACACTTGGTATCTAGGAGGATTGGTGAATATTTCTAGTCCTTGTACATCAGCTGTATTGTTGTCTCCATTGTACACTTCTGTCCCTGTACTAACAAATGGTGTAGTTTTATACACCAACACTGGTCTAACAACTACTTATAGTGGTTATATTTACATAACCAACTTGAGTACTAAGTGGACGGTATCAAGTGGCGGAGTGTTAAGCGCAGCAACTTCTTGCTAATAACACAATTAAACTAAAAGTGCATGTACATATTCATAACACTAACATCAGCTGGAGCAGACTCAGGACCATTCAACCTCTTTTCTAATGTTGGTGGTTTTACATCTGCATTTGCTACAGGCGTGAGCAAGGCAGCTCTATTAGCAGGATATTCTGTAATAGCTCCAGCTGGTACAACAACAGTTAGGATAATGAGTAATGGCGTGTGCACAAACTTTATTGACGTAACTGTAAGTGTCACCACCACAACTACCACCACAGGGCCTCTATAAAGCCTTGTGGTGATTAGATAAATAAATATCAAGCTTATGAGTGCTATATGCGGAGCTAACCCATGTCCTCTTCTGTTATCATCTTCCTGTGTATTCTATGAGGGAGAAGATTTATTATACATTGGTGTACAGACTAATGACAACTTACAGCTTGTCATACAGAAAATCAATCAGGCTTTCATAAACTCTGGCATAGGATATATTTTTAATAATGGTTTAGTACAAACCTCTCTCAGTGCCCCAGTTCAATTAGGTGGTAGCTTAATTCAAAACACAACCATTGGTGGTAATTTCACACTCGAGTTTACAGGCAACCTTAAGGCTGCAAAGCATATCACTACAGGAGGAACAGCTTCACAGTTTGTTAAGGGTGATGGAACACTAGATTCATCATCATTCCAGCCTCCAGGAAACTATATTACAGCCCTCTCTGGAGATGGTTTAGCAACAGGACCTGGTGCTGCTGTATTTACATTAAACACTGTCAACATAAACCCAGGAACATTTGGTGCTAGCCAATCAATTCCAGTGGTGACAGTGAATGCTAAAGGACTTGTAACAAGTCTTACAACAACACCATTAGTAGTTTCTCCACAAGCAATTTCATTCACAGGAGATGTTGTTGGTACAGGCTTTACACAAAGCACAATAACACTTACGTTACAGAATGCAAATGCTAATCCATACGCAAGTGTAACACCTTTAAAATTTTCTGTAAACGCAAAAGGATTAGTTACAGCAGCTAGCCCTATTACAGATCTTGATATATACGCAATTCTAGGCTACGTCCCAGGTCCAGCAGGTACAAGTGGTACAGCTGGAACAAGTGGTACGTCTGGTAGTACAGGCTCAGCAGGAACCTCTGGTACATCAGGTACACGAGGAACCAGTGGTACTAGCGGTACTACGGGTACAAGTGGAACTACTGGTACAAGTGGAACTACTGGTACAAGTGGAACATCTGGTTCTAGTGGCACTTCTGGTAGTTCTGGAACAAGTGGTACAGTTGGATCAGCAGGTACATCTGGAACGACTGGTACATCTGGAACTAGCTGTAGTTCAGGCACAACAGGTACGAGTGGAAGTTCAGGTACTTCGGGTACAACAGGAACTAGTGGA